TCCTAACCGATAGACGAAGGCGACATAACATTTTCTTTGCTATCGCTGGTGGAGCTAAGCGGGATCGAACCGCTGACCCCGACACTGCCAGTGTTAATTGTTGCCTATTGGAAAGGGGTTTTTAAAGGTGGTGATACCAAATTGGTACCATTTAAGGGGTGTTGCAGGTGCAATTGCAGGGTTGATTTTGGGGTTGTGGTGCCGCCAATTGTTGCCCCATTTGCATCATTTGGCCAGGCATTTGCATCATGTTAAAAAATGCCATACTGGCTGTGGCGATAATCATACCACCGATAAAAATTAAAGTACATTTATTCATTTTAAAATCCTTAATTGGTTAATAGGTTTTTTTCAACTTCTTTAAATCGATTGGATTCATCCGGATCAATAATGCCAGAAAAACCAAAGGCATATCGCGCCGCTTGAATTACAGCCTTATGTCTTAACATTCGTGTTGGCCACTTTTTCCACGTTGCAGTGTCACGCCTGCACTCGCTCATATATTCTGTCACTTCAATAGGAATATTGCGATCTTTGCGGTGAATTTGCGCTGTTATTGATACAAGTAGGCCGTCACTATTAAAATCATCCTTAAATGTCATTCCATCAAACTGAGGGTGCGCGTTAATCATTTTCATCCAACCATCAACTGACACGATCGGTACAATGCCGCCATCACTTGGAAAGGCGTAAATCTCACGTGTAAGAGGATTTAAATTGTATTCCTTGGCCACCATTAAAAACCCGGCAAACTGCTCATTGGTTACTTCCATTTTGCTAGGCATGGCGGTTGCTTTAATGGTTTGTGCAAATATGTTGGCATCCATACTGTATCTACTTGCCATATTTACCAAAAGACTATTTGTCATGGTTTGTACTTCTTTTTAGCCTTGTTATAACCACCTTTACGAATAAATGGAACTGCTACTAATGTTATTAACAAGTAACCCAAAAAGCCATAAAGTAGATTCATGAATAAAGACTCAGCAACAAATGCCACCGCTTGTTCTTCGGTTTCTATTTGATCAATACTTGGAGTGTCTGGGATTATTTCATCGTATGCCATTGCCGTTGCCAAAGTAGCAACACCCGCAATAGGATTAATCATATAAGCAACGCCGGCAGAAGTGCCAGACTTGCCTAAATTACGCAGTTTAAGGCTTTCACAGCCCATTAATAAGACTAGGCATAAAGCAACTGCCAATAAGCGTTTCACCTCTTACCCAACGCATCAATAATCTTGTCTAATTTAGATTCGATTTTGTCGATTTGATGAATATAGTCTGACTTACGCACAAATTCACGATTGAGATTAATTTGGCAGCCGTCAACCCTATTATCAGTATTTTCTATTTTAGTGTTAAGTTTGCCCAACTCTTTAACTATCCATTTAGCAACACCGCCAGTTATGGCTGTTAGTATGCTGACAAAGGTTAAGACAATATCTGAAGTTTCCATTATTTATTCTTACACAAACAGTGCTTTGATTTCACCTCTATACGCTTGATAAGCAGCGTATTCACCATCGGCATCGGTATTATCGGCATTGTAATTGTTAATCAATGCAATTTCATCATCCCAACTATATTTGGCACGGATGCCTGCTGAAATTACATTGCCATTTACCACTGGCATTGAGTCATATTCAAATTGCGTAGTTTCCTGCTCAGTTACTTCGTCGGTAATAGTTTGCTCGATGGCATTGATATTAATATAAGTAATGCCATTTTTAGTGTGCGTTAAGTTTGGTTGTGTTGTACTGTATGCTTTCATAATATTCCTTTTAGTGGATTAGTTGCGTCGGTTGTTTTCCATTCCATCCGGCGACGTAATTCCGGTGAGATGTGTGTTGTGTAAAGATTCCAGGCGTTAGCGTATTTTTGCCATCCGTAATAACTCATGATCACGCTATGTGCAGATATTGCATCCATTTTGTGCCAATACTTTCGCACTTCTAAAATGCGCTGTTTAAACTTTTTGGCAAGCGATGTGCGCAATAATGTATGTGTGTGATAAAAACGATAGCCCAAAAAATCAACGCCAGTTGATACCGGATAAACCCGCCAATTTGGCTTAATGATTAATCGAAGCGGGGCAAGTTTTGATTCTAACTCACCACGGATTTTGTGCAGTTTGGTTTTATCACTATCCAATATAACCAAATCATCGCAATAGCGAAAATAATACTTACACTGCATTTTTTCTTTAAGCCAATGATCAATATCACTCAAATACAAATTGCCAAAATACTGTGAAAGATAATTACCAATCGGCACCCCTTTTGGATTGCTATCAATAATTTCATCCATCAGCCATAGTAAATCTTTGTCTTTGATCTTACGACGAATGATTTGCTTTAAAGTGATATGATGAATTGATGGATAAAACTTTTTAACATCCATTTGCAAGCAATATTTGGTGCCATCTTTATCGGTTTTTAACGCTTTTTGAATGCGCTTCACACCATCATGAATACCTCGGTTTTTCATGCTTGCATAAGTATCGCGGATAAAAGATTTCATCCATATATCCTCAACCACTTGCATAATACAATGATGAACAATACGATCTGGAAAATAAGGCAGTTTGTAAATTTCCCTTATTTTGCCTTTGTCATTTTTTTTAAACATTTCATATTTAGATGTTTTGTAAACCTTGTTTTTTAACATCTGCTGAATTTGCTTAAAATAAAAATCCGGGTTGGCATCCACCATTTGCACCTCACGATAATGCGTTTTACGCTTACGTGAGTTTTTATGCGCCTCGCGAATGTTGTCTAAATCCCAAACTTTTGGATATAAGTTGCCGTATCGTTTCATCGTGTTTCCAGTCTTTTCCCAGAGTTTTCGAGATTTAACCTACTAACACTAAAAGGAATTGCTCTTTCTTCCGCCAAGAGGCGAGGGCTAATCTTCTCAGAATTTTTTAAAAGACGGAAAGTGACCTGAGAACCAATATTCGCATTGGAATTCGACGACGTATTATTCACATTCAGTGTGAACACCCTGGCTTGAGCACTATTATTCGCATTCGTGCCTACCATAGGTAGTCGTAAGTGTTGGAAGATTTGCCCCATTTTAAGTTGCCTTAAAAATTTATTAAAATCGGTGCTAGAAAGCGACCCGAGAACCAATACTCGCATCGGAAAACGACGACGCAAAATTCACATGCAGCGCGAACACCCCGGCCGGAGCACCAGCATGCGCATGCGCGCCCACCACAGGCAGTGACCAACCAGAGCCGTCGGCATATTGCCAGTAGTAGTCACCCACGTATGTGTTAGATGCGCCACTTAGCGTTGTACCTAAAAAACCGGTTGAGATGTCTGCTAATTCAGAGATATACGCACCACTTGCATGTGGCGATGTATCATCGTAAATAACCGTCATATTGGTGCTGCCAGTGTCTGCAAAATCAGCATCATTATTGGTTGCATATTGAATCATCTGTGAAGATGAAACGTCGTTAACCGTCCAACCATCAACCATTTTCCAAATATTGCCAAATAGGTTTTCAATGCCACGGTATGACATAAAGTCACCTTGAATATCACCCGTAACGCCACCGCCAGAGGTTGTTTGGTTTGCTGTTTGGTTGCCATGAGCATCTGAATAACCACAAATACCAATGTATGAGCCGTTTGACCATGCACCACTGGATAGTGTTGTACGACCTTGCCCAATCATTTCTTGCGAGTTAAAGTCTTTATATTCAACTAAGTACAATAATTGAATTGCTGAATGCAAATAAAAATCAACTTGCCTCCAACCCGTTCCACGTGCTGACGCTTCACTTCTAAAGGTTGTGCGTGTTTTGCTAACCGCAGGATAAACGCCAGAAGCCGATCCCATTTTAGAAGATGCTGAAGATGCTTCATAAGCACCCATGTACCTAAAATCAACTTCAATATTGTTTTTAATAAAGGCAGGATGCACCGCAAAACCACTTAACGGAATTTCTGAAACTTCCCAAGAATGAGTTGAACCGCTAAATGTGTGCTTAAAATAAAACTTAGGAATTTCCACCATTACTTGTCCGGCAGAACCATCCAAAGTTGCCGCGCCACCATTCGCTAAAAATGATGAATCCGCCGCGTGTAAATAAGCACTCACTGTGCCATCATCTGCAAGCAAACATCTGCGCATCTTAGATTGAATCGGTAAAGCCACGTGATTGGTGCTTGAGCCAAGTTGAGCGTAAGTATCAGTTGATTGATTCCAACTAACACCATAAGAGCCAGTAAAATCCTCTGGCGTTTGATTGGTTAAAGACTCCAAGCCTTTAGCGGCATAAGCCAATTTTTGTAAATCAGTTTCTGAATCTGACACCGAAACGATGCGAGCCATTAAGGCTGATTGTGCTGTTTTGCTATTCATAATATTCTCCGTTTAAATTAAGTTAATTCCAAAATCTCTATCACTCACTTCTTGTGATGCAACTGCTGACGACAACGCCTCAATAGCTTGCTTAACACGAAGTGGCGACATAGATCTTATTTCAGTTTGTGCGCCAGATTGCATTTCAGCACTTGTTGCCGGCACCCTCAAATCCTCTTTTGAATTATTAAGATTTTCAAAATTAGCATCTACCTCATTATGGGTTAATGCTGATCCTTTGCTTGCTCTTGTTACAATTGTTGCCATATTAGCCTCTTAAATTAAATAATTACCAGATGAATTTTTATAATGTGTTTCACAGTATTCACGGCCAGTGATTTGAATCAATCCAGACTGATCTGTTTCTGTTGACAGAATTACAAATTTACGCACCCTATCCAACAATTCTGAATTAACACTCACCACGTCACCGACCTCAAGATCGGCATTTTTAACCGTTGTTCCAAATGAAATAGCAAGCGGTGTTTGTTTAACCCGATTACCGCTTGCATCTTCACTATAACGCATTGTATTTAAAGTGATTTCTGCAAGTTGATTGGCCTGCGTTTGATTGGTAATACCTTTAATATCTAATGTTTTAGATAAAATTTGCGAATCTAAGTCTTGTAAATCTGAATCTTCTTTAACCACTTGCGCACTTAGCCATTGATCAGTTGGATTGATATATTTTAAAATGATCTTATTAGCAATTTCCCGATTGCCTTTCATTGAAATATTTAAAGAATTATTAATAAAATCATCATTGGTTAAAGCCACAACTGTTGACTGATTTTTAGTGTCGATTTTTAACTTCCATTTACTATCCGAATGCACAATCTGACCACGACAAGTTGCCAACACATCCTGCATAATCGATTGGATGTTAGCCTGTTGAATCAGCGCAATATTGCACGTCCATCCGTAAGTATTACAATCTGTTTTGGCTTGATAAAAAGTGGCAATATCAATATCAGCATCGGCAATATTAAGGCCGTTCGCCATTAAGTCTAATGCAATTTCTACCGGATTGGTGGAATAACTAAGTGTAGTTGAGATGGTGGATGCATCGGTAATTGTGCGAATTTTTTTACCTTTAATCTCAGTGGTAATATTCGCCATTTGAGTGTTTTTATTTTGCTGACCATCAAACACTTGATGAATGGCTAAAAATGCCGTGTCTTTAGGAATACTAACACTATCAAGACCAAGTGTTGCGCCGGTGGATGTTGCACCAGTAGTATCAGTTACAAAATCAATACTTTGTACATTGGTTGCTGTGGATGATGCGTCATACCATTTAATATGCACATACTCAAGTTTAAATTTATTTAACCCTAGCGATGTCATTTCATCATCATTGGCAAAGATCTTAACAATATCCTCAATGGTATGCCCTGCCATAATAATAATTGACCAATAATCACGGTTATAGCCATTCGCAGCATCATCATTAGAAATGGCCGAATTAGTGGCCTGGTAAACAATATTGCCGGCCAAACGATGATAGCCATATACTTGTGGCACTGGGTTGGTGTTGGATTTTTGAGTTTGTAATTTAATGCCTGAATATGAATCAACGCTGCCAATATCGCCCGCATCTGGTGCAAGTGCTGAGCCGGATATTGATGCGCCAACCAGTGTGATGGCCGCGGTTGTTAATGCGAGTGCAGTGGCTGTTGCACCTGCGCCCAACAACATTGGCGCAAGTTGTGGTGCAAAAATTGCCAACCCTAGGCCAACAATCGCCTTAACACTACTGCCCACGATTAATCCTCATCACCAAGCAAGATTTGTCTAATGGCTTATGCTCCACCTTATTAAGATCTTCATTATGCACCCAATAAGTAAATTGATTAATCGCCACACCTACTGATTTGCGCGTAAGCACAATATCGTCTTTTTCTGCCTGATCAACTTTAGTGCAAAAACTCCTAAAAAATGCAATATGATCCTTGCGTCCTAAAAACTTTTTTTCATCCTTAATAAAGGTTTCCATATCCGCAACCGTCCAACCATTCCACTCATGCGGAATGATAAAACGCTCATTTAAATAATGATAAACAGTGGTAAAGCAATTATTAATCATACTGTTTTCTGCCGCCCCCAATAAACCACATCCACAATTGCATCCACAATTGATGTAAATTCATTTTGATTGTAAGTGCGCGCCGGATAAGGCTTTGCCCAATGGGCAAATTGAGTTGTAAGCGTGGCTTGCAAGGCTTGTGTGGTTGCACTAAAGGTATCAATCACACCCTCAAATGGCGTGTATCGATCCTTTTGTAAATCATATAATTCAAGTCGTGGATATTCAACTAAGCGATTATCTGTCACGCCAAATTCATATTCATCACCATTAATAACCTCACTCGGTGGCGTGTAAATAACACGCTCAACTTTGCAACGATTATTACGCCATTCTGAGGCTAATGCTTGAGTTGCTAATGCACCGTTAATATTATCAATTGACAAACTAATCGAATCGGATTGCATGGAAAAATCCTCAACCAAACGATCAAAAGTAATAGCAAGTGGCGTGTATTCATTAGCACCATCAAATACAAATATATCATGATCAGTAAAATACAGCGTTTCTTTGAATGTGTTATCTAAATTGTACATATCAAACTCAAACAAGTGCAAAAGTGCAAAGGCTTCATCTGATTTAACAACATTTGTAATTGTTTTCATTATGCAGCAGCCTCAATAATATCCGCCTCAACAATATACATATTATCAACACGTCGTGAAAACTTAAAGCTGTCCTGCATAAACATGGCTTTGGTTAAATCTTCCTTGTTATTTATATAATCAGTCGCCACATAGTCGTCTTGATCTATTAAATAAACATGTTCAGCATTAATACCCGTTGACCCTTCTTCCGGAATGCCAAACGTACCCATAATGCCGGCTTTTTTGCGATAGTATTTTTGTAATTCTAAAAATTGTGACTGGTCAATAAACCAAGATAATTTCCATTTTTTACGCAACCCGCCTTTGTCTTTAATGTGGCGTGCAGATTGCCCAATATTGGAAAATATAGAATTAGAAAAATACTCATATTCAACTTGATGTGGGGTGACAATGTTAAGCACACCCTCAAAACTATCATCCACTGAAACAATCGGAGTATAACTTGATAATTGACTAAATTGATTTTGATATTCAGTGTAATTAAAAAACACCGAAGTGATCATTTTAATCGTACCAGAATAAACCTTTGGCGCAACCACCACAAATCGAAACTCTTTAAACGCCCAAGTAGAAGAATTTAAACCCATCACATCCGGACGAAGATCATGCACATCTTGCGCATCAATAATCACTGTGTTTGAGTGATTATTTTCATAGGCATTTTTTAAATCAGTAAACTGATCAAACGTCAATCCACGATAACTAATTTGCATTTCAATAGCCGGAATGGAAGATCTAATAATGCGTTGTGTATTGCCAGAATTGTACTCAATAGTATTACCCTGCTTACTCCATTCCTCCACCTCTAAATGATGGTGATTAGCCAAAATTGTAGCGGTTAAATTATCCATTTACACCACCTGCCTAATAGTTCGACGCACTGAGCCGTTAGTTGTTAATGAATTATTGATAATCGACTCAATCGTGGCACGATTGCCCACCAAATAATTATTAAAACTTGATGCGTCAATAGCTTGCACATTAAAATTAATCTCAGCACTCACCTGCCTAACCTCACCCGTTGCAGTATTTAACTGCGCCTTTGTTTTAGTGTGATCAATAACTGTTTCTTTTGGATGGAGAATCGCCCTAAACCCACCTTTGCCATCAATACCACCTGATCGAGATCCGTCGCCAGTATAACCACCGCCTGCAAAACTTGCTGTTGGAGATACGTTCATGCCTGCGGCTTGTAGTGCAGAAGTGCTAACACCACCACCAAACAAACCACCAAGTCCTCCAAAAATAGAATTAAGTATCGGCTTGATAACTT